AATAGCTAAACAACAAGACAATGTCTAACGAAGAAATTGTTTATCACAATCCATTTGTTGGGGATGAACTAGAGATAATGTGTGTGCGCGCAGTCCTTACCGCTCGCAAAGGATACCTTGAGCGGGAAATAAAACAATACTCCGCTCTATTCAAGTTTGCGCAACCTGAGATGGAGTCATACAAGAAGTTGGAGAAAATTGTTATGGATATGATAGAAGACCTAAGCGAGGTTACGGAAAAATTGAAAACAGAGATATGAATTTTATAATAATCCCATATGATTTACTAGCACGAACGGACTTGACCGCATCGGAGAAAAATCTGATGGGATTAATCCATAGTTTGTCAGCTAAAGAAGGCTATTGCTTTGCGAGTAATCAGTACATAGCTGATGCATTGGGTATGAAATTGGATGGCGCTAGGACTTGTCTATTAGGTTTAGAAAAGAAGAAGTTAATAACAAGAGTCATCAAGAGGAAGGAGAATAATGAGGTAGAGTCAAGAGAGATTAGATTGACTACCCCTCTGCTTTCAGAACACCATACCCCTCTGGTGCTAGAACACCATACCTCTGGTGTCAAAACACCACATAATAAAGAATATAATAAAAAAGAAAATAATAACTCTATTGAACGCTTCGAAGAGTTTTGGAATATCTACAACAAACGCGTAGGTAAGGAGAAGACAAAGGCTAAGTGGGCTAAGCTAAAGGACAAAGAGGTTGATGCTATATTTAAGGCGCTACCTAGCTACGTAGCTAGTAGAGAGGTGAAGTTCAGAAAAGACCCCGAACGATACTTGACTCACAGAGTATGGGAGGATGAGATGCCGACCGAGCAACAAGACATTCCACGAGCAACAAATAAGATAACTGAAATCATAATCCCTGACAACTTTTAACTATGCCAAGATTAAACATACCATTACTCGAGTCGGACGTAATAGCCTACCTACTTGACAAACCACACCTAGTAAAGGATGCGGTTAAAATTATAGGCGAGGACGCGTTTACTTATGACCTATTTAAGGAGTCATATCTGACGATGAAGGAGTTTTATTTAGACAATAAGGCTTACACTCGTTTCGATATATTTAAGCGCATTAGCGACAATCCTTACTATCTATCGGATGAGCCACCGATGTTGTTGACAATGACTCCAAAGACAACTATTGAGTTAACAACGGCTTGCCAAGAACTCAAGGTCTTAGAAAAGAAGCGTCAGTACCAAGACCTTACTAATAATATGCAGTCAGCTATTGACCGCGACGAGGATATTACTATGATTCAAACTATCATAGAACAAGGAGTTACTAAGATAGAGCAGGACGTTGCAAGCACTGATATTTTCTCGCTAGGAGAGGTGTACGACAAGGTGATGGACAGGTTGGAGGTCAACGCAGGAAACGTAAAGTTTTCGGGAATTGACACAGGTTCACGCAAGTTAAACTACGCTTTAGGCGGATGGCAAGAGGGGATGGTTGTGATAGCGGCTAGACCATCAATGGGTAAAACTATTGTGGGCTTAGACTTTGCCAAGGCTTCTGCTAGGACAGGTAAGCGTGTGTTGTTCTTATCACTTGAGATGCCGAAGGAATCTTTAATGTATCGCTATATTTCATCTGAAGCGCCAGAGTACAAATACTCAGATATCAAGGCTAATCGTATCACCCAAGAAGATGTTCAGAAGATTCGCAGGTCAAACGCAAGAGAGTTGAAGTCATTACCTATATTCTTTTACGACTCAGATAATCGAGACATCAACTACCTATCAATGGTATTGACTACGGAATGTCGCAAGAACAAGATAGATATTGTCTATGTAGATTATATGCAGTTGATTCGAGACAATCAGATGCGTGGGCAGGACGACTTTAGTCAAGTATCATCGGTATCTAATAAGATTCAGAAGCTAACCCGTAAGTTAAATATTCCTATTGTCTGCCTTAGTCAGCTATCTCGTGGTGCTGAAGGCAGAAGCGATAAGCGTCCTCAGCTATCTGACATCAGAAGTTCGGGTAACATTGAGCAGGATGCCTCGGTTGTGATTGGATTGTATAGACCTTATTACTATGCTCAAGCGGATGCTCGTGCTAACAATATGCCTGTCCCTCCGATGGATTACACACTAGAGTTTATTATTCTTAAGAACAGGGATGGTATGACAGGTGGTGTTGTAAGGTATTGCGATGTGACTACGAATAGAATAGCAGACGAGGAGGAGGAGTTGTTTAGGTTTACGGCAATCGAGCCTGCTTACAAGAACTCCGTAATCAATAAGATGGAAGTAGATTTTGATAGCAATGTAACCATAGACCCGTTTTAATATGGAAGAAATTTGGAAAGATATCGAAGGATATGATGGTGATTATCAAATCAGTAATCTTGGAAGGATAATTAGTTACAAGAAAAAGCATCCAAGGATATTGATTTTTAAAGAACACTACGGATATTATGAAGTTCAATTAACAAATAAATTGGGAAACAAGTATTTAAGGGTGCATAGATTGGTAGCACAACATTTTATTAGCCCTATTCCTAAAGGAATGCTAGTCAATCACATTGATATGGACAGGAAAAATAATAAAGTAAATAATCTTGAAATAGTTTCACATAGAGAGAACATTATTCACGGATGGAGAAGTCGCAAAAAATCTAGCATTTATACAGGCGTATGCAAAGTCAATAGAAGAAACCCTTGGTCAGCTCAAATAACTATCAATGGCAAGAACTTATTCTTAGGACACTATGCTACTGAAGAAGAAGCCTATAAGGCTAGAGTTAATTATGAGAAAGAAAATAACATACAAAACAAATACTTATAATATGGAAGAAATTTGGAAAGATGTACCTGATACCAATGGTAGATACGAAGCAAGTACATTTGGGAGGATTAGATTCAAAGAATCTGGACGATTTATATCATACTCAAATAGCACATCACATTATGACAAGTGTGCTATTAATAGAAAGTCTATTAAGGTACATCGAATAATAGCTAATACATTTTTGCCTAAAGTAGAAGGAAAGAATGAGGTCAATCACAAAGACTTTAATAGGAAAAACAATAGGGTAGATAACTTAGAATGGACATCAAGAAGAGAAAACCATACTCACGTTGCTATAAATAAACCTAACAGGACAAGTAAGTATGTTGGCGTAACTAAAAACAAAAATAAATATCTAGCACAAATATCTGTTAAAAATAAAAAGATTACTCTAGGAAGATTTGATGACGAATTAGATGCTAGAGATGCTTACTTAAGCTACATAAAAGAACATAACATAGAAAATAAGTATGCACATATTCAATGAACTAAAAAAGTTCTCACACATCAAGTATTACGACGAGCCTCATAAGTACTATATCGGCGAGCAAGAGCTAGTTTCTGGGACTGGATTCCTTAAACTATTCAAGCCTGAGTTTGACTCAAAGTTTATGGCGAGAAAGGTAGCTGAAAAGCAAGGTATTCCTGTTGAAGATGTACTCTCAGATTGGGATTACAAGCGAGAGTTTGCGGGGATGAAAGGTACGCTAGTACACAACTTTGCTGAGAACTATTGGTTCAACAAAATCTTTCCTTATAACTCTCAGATGGTAATCGATAAGTTCGGCGAAGACCATATCAAAGAGAGGTACGATAGATGCGTTGAGATGTTTTTGGATTTCTATCGAGACTCCTCCCCTGCCCTGACTCCTGTTGCAATGGAGTTGGTTGTAGGCGATGCTGAGCTTGGGGTAGGGGGTATGGTGGATGGATTGTTCTGGAATGAGAAATTGCAGGAGTATCAGATTTGGGATTACAAAACCAACAAGCAGATACGGATGCACTCTGAGTATCGTAAGCGATTTAAAGCGCCGATATCTTTCATCGAGGAATGCGAGTTTGAGGCTTACTCTCTTCAGCTAAACTTGTACAAGTACATTATCCAGAAGAATACTAATATCAAGATAGGTCGATTGTATTTAGTATGGCTGTTTGAGGAGAATGAAAGCTACCAAGTAATTGAATGTAAAGATTATCAATCAGTAATAGAGTTAATGTTTAAACATAAGAAATAATGGAATCAAAACAAATTTTTAAAGAAAAAGACGTAGTCTACGTTACATCATTTGGATGGGGAATAGTTATCGATGCAGGATGCTCGACTCCTAATGGCTGGGTAGGTATTGAAACAAATAGTGGTAGAATAATTTACGTTGACACCTATTTAGTATCCTTCACCGAATACACCCTTAAAGGATTCTCTCAGGAGAGACCCGAGGAGTTGCCTAACGTAGGAGATATTGTGTGGGTAAGGAATGAATTTCCAAGCGAATGGAAAGTAGGACATTTTTTCAAAAAATTAGAGGAATTGTATTATGTTTCAGCTAGTCCAAACACAAACGGATGGTCACATCGAGGAACTGAAATAAGAACAACTAACCCATACGCAAATGAGCCTATTAAAAAAGATGAAGAAGCAATGGTATAAAATAAACAAGGATAACCTTGATGTAATTATGCAAGAAAGAAAGAGGCAGGAAATAATAAAATTTCGAAAAGATATAGGGAAAATGTTCAATATTAAACCAACCAAACAATGAAAGACGTATTAAACGACACGCTTGATGACATCGTTGAGGAGATGAAAATCTCACTACGATACGCATACCAAAGAGGGTATGAAAAAGGAGAACAGAACCAAGGATTGATTAACTCAAAGCTATCTAACCCAAGA